CAACAACCATTGCTCTAACGCCTGTGCTTGACCCTTTCTATACCTATCCATCTTTTCAGAATACTCATCCTGATAATCTTTTATGAGATTAAATGCTTGAGATGTTCCATCTGTTATGTTTTGACGCATAACCATATAGTCTTTTGGCTTCAACTGTCCTGACTTAAGCAGTCTATCCTGCATTAGTCTAGCTTGCTGAGCACTATCTGCATAAGTCAAAGCCCATTGATTTATACCTTGGTGTTCTCCCTGAGGAGCATTTGCCAACGTCTCACCATACTCCCTTGAAGCTTTATCAATAGCCGCCTTCTTCTCTTCACGAATCTTAGTTTCAGTACTAAGCATGTCGGTAATATTCTTACCAATCTGCGACCAATCTATTTCATCGCTTGCGTTCCGTTCAGCGTAACCGTAATATGTACCTGCCATCTTTTAATTATTTATTGTGGGAACATTTGCTCTTCAAAAGAAGAAATTTTAAAAGGGTCTATAGAAAAAGGCTTTACATATGTTCCTTCAAAACCTGCTTTACCCATGTTCTTTAGTATAGAAACATTTTGGCCCGACATGTAATCTGTGAATTGACTCGGAGTCATCCCTGAAACTTTTGACATGTCAATACCAAATCCACCCATTCTGCCTAATGCTTGCTGAAAAGGTAGTATATTCCCTTTAAGGTCTCTAAACTGCCCCGATAAAGTTCCTGCTTCTACTGCCTTATTATAATCACTTTCTAAGTTTGAAAGTTGTCTAGCTCCCGGTGTTTTAAAATATAGAGGTAACGCTTTTGCAACCTGCTGACCAACGTTAACTACTCCCGCCATCCCTTGTGTCGTAGCTAGATTAGCTGCCTCTTGAGCATCTCTTGCTGCAAGCTGTGCACCTTTTGCCTGTGCCAAATCAAGGTTGGACTGAAGGCCGGCTAGCCTACTCTCCTCTGCTGCAGTAGCCTTTTCAAGTCCCGAAAGTTCTTGGCCCATAGCACCTGCTATTTGTCTTTGACCTTCTTGCTGACCCATGTAAATACGACCTGCTGTAGCTGCAGCACCACGCTCACTTTCCTTTCCTGCCTCAATAGCCTGTGCTCCTGCTGAAAGAAGTGCTTCACGCTCAAGTTCGTATGGTTCTTTTTGGATAGCTAATTGCTCGTAAAAGTTTACGTCAAGTTTTTTCCTAGCTGCATCCATAGCTTCAGCCGCTTCACGTTCTGCTTTGCGCTGAAGTTTTCTTTGATTACCGGCTTGGGCAAATGACATAGCTGTTGTTCCTGCTGATGTTGCTATGCCTATTCCTGTTCCCACTGCTGCTAATGTTGCCGCTGTTGCTGTTCCTACTGCCATATTATAATGCTTTAATCATTTCTCCCGTGTACCCATCCCCCTTTATGTAACCTATATCCTTATAGATTTCTATCAGGCTTGGGTGTTTTATTAATGCGTAACCGTACTTGTGTCCGGTATTTTTACTAATGTTTGTCAATGTATCTATAAGCAATAGTAAAGACTCTTTTCTTTGAGGTTTTTTTCTGTATTGCCTATTCGATATTATCCAATCAATCCAAGCTACCCTTGAATTGGTGGTGTACATAAACCCCGCACAAACCGGAACATCCCCATCTAATACCATTATACCACCCATCCCATTGTCCGGAAGGAAGTCCTTACCCGGAGGTGTCCATTTCCAATCTTCCCACCACCCTACTAGTATAGAGTCGTAGTCGTTTTCGTTCAATGGTCGTATATTAAATGACATCTATACAAAGATATTCAAAATCAAGGATAACTTTTCATCACTTCTGACTCAACAGCGAACAACTCAACCTTTGTTGTTTTGTCGTTCTCAAGCTCAAATACACAGTAGTGACCCAAAACTCCATGAGATTCCGCAACTGAGTTCTTTATATACATGATATACGGTGTCTGTGTGGATGGTATTGTCGCTCCGGGTATGGTGGTATCTACTGTTATCCGGTTTAATCCAACAGGATACGATACCTGTATATTCGTAACCCTACCAAACAAAAGAGGCGAAGAGTATGAAGGGGGTAATGCGTAATACAGCATATCCCCAATGCTCAGTATGCCACCTATTACAACAGGACTAGTTCCAATGGTAAAGTTTACCTGAACAGCTGCCCCTGTACCTGTTATTGTAGCACTTCTACCTATACCATTGACAGACCTCAAAGCGTACTCAGATGGTTGGGCAGGTGTTGTCCCTTCGTTTCTGATGAAACCATACCAAGATTGCTCCTTTTTCTCGAACCAATTGTCTTGGATGAACCCACTATCTTGGATGTCCGTCTGCATATTGGCATCCCAAGTTGAGTCACCCTCTAGGTTAATGGTCTTAAACAACTTGTTTTCAAGAGGACTATCATTAAATACACTCTGAAGGAATGACTTATACTGAACGCCATAGAAATTGTTTCTTGTCTCGTTTACGTTGTGCCTATACAAATTTCCACCCTTGAAAGAGTAGAAATAGTTATTCATTCCAATCATCCAATCGGGCAGAAAGGAGTAAAACGAAGGCCATCCTTGGGCAGATTCGCTATATGTTATTGTATAATTTGCCATTTTTTATATTAGTTTATACACAATTAACGCAAGCTCCTGAAACACTAGCTACCGGATTGCCATTAATTACATTAACTTGAATCACATCTCCACCATATGAGACGTACCAAGTACCTGTAGTTGCTGCAGCAAATATGGAACCGGTAAAGTTAGCACATGAGCAGAATGTAGCAGCATCTCCTGTTACAGTTGATGAAGCAATAAACGCACATGCATCTTCAGGAGAACCACCAAAACCTATAGTATAGGAGTATGGTCCTGTACAAGAACCAAACGATACTATAATTCCATTTGCATCAACTTGATACCAATTGTTTAGTCCTGCATCAGTGGTCTTGTAAAACCCTGCAGCTAGTTTAAACTCTCCATTAGCGTCACTAAATACCAAGTCATACAGGCCAAGTACTCCGGCTGACCCATTTACATGAGCAACATAGTAGGTTTGGTCTATAGTATCTCCGCATGCAAGGGTTGAACTTGAATTCATGGTAGATGAGTCAAAAGACCCCAACGCAGCAGGACAACTAACGCTAATGTTAAAGGCTGTTCCTGAGCATGGTCCAATAAACTCAAGAGCAAGTATGGACGGAGATGCCACTGTTTTTGGTATCACCATTACTGATGCACCGGGTGCTCCTGCAGTAAGTTCAAGCTGACCCGAAGTTATTGTAACAGGTGTAGTGGTTCCCAATGAGATAAATGAAGAACCATCGTACTGATACTCGGTCAAGGTGTATGGTGAACCTGATGGTATACCGCAGTTTCCGGCTGTATCACCTATGTACGTAGCTAAGTTTGCTGTTCCTTGTAAGTATCCAAATGCGGGAGATACCAATGCGTTATATACTATACCATTAAATTCAGCCTTCACTCCATCGGGAACTCCGAATGGGTCAAATGTTACAACTATAGCACCTAATGCTGTACCTAAGTCAGTATTAAGGTAGTATATTCCTTGACCGCCTGAAGCAGATATTGACCCTCCGCATGGTACACCACAGCTAGGGCAAGACACCTGCGGAAGCAATGCCCCCGATACCTGCTCACGAGAAATTACCCCGTCTGAATAGAATCCATCGGGAGCAACTGTCGTTAGGTTAATGTCTGAGTAAATCACAGTGGCTGAGCCAAGTGACGGTGCATCTAAATAATAAGTTCCTTGAGTTGCCATTATATTTTATTTTATGGTACTAAGCAGTTACAGCATACATCAACAATGTCTATGTTGGAGTAGCACAAAGTTACTTCTGTTCCACAGGTTGGGCAAGATGATTGTGCCTGTAACACTCCCAATACTTGTTCCCTCACGATACTTCCATCAGCATAGAAACCATCTGCTGCCAATGTCGTAAGTCCTGCGTCTGAGTAAACTGCAGTAGCTAAAGCAAGTGATGCAGCATTTAAGTAATAAGTTCCTTGAGTTGCCATTTTATTTTATTTTAACAGTTACAACAAGCGTCATTCACGCTTGTATTTGAATAACATAATATTTCGGGTGGTGCAGGTTGAGTGCAGAAGCAGCATGAATTTGTTACGCTTTCTGTAGAATAACACAATTCAAGTGGCAAAGACTTCCTATAATCCCAAATCAAATATAAGTATTGTCCGCTTGACGGCATTATAAAAGAACCTGAATATGTCGGAGCCGTTCCGGTTATTGGAGTAACCTCAGTAGAAGCAGCAAGAAGTGCTGCAACACCTGCAGGGTTATTGGCGTAAACAGTATTAGTTCTCAGATACCTAAACCCGTCTGATGCAGGATTGAATACGAATGTATCAAAACCAATCTTGTTGGATATTATCTCAACTACAGAACCTGCAGGAGGAAAGCCACCCGTACCCGGAGAACCGGTCACTTGAGAGTATCCCGATACTACAGGACTTTGAGTTGAAGAACCAAAGGTTATAAAGTTGGAGTGAAGAGGTGATACATAGTCATCACTTGTGTACCTGTACTCGTTATGTATAAACTGACCTTCATCAGGATTACTTGTAAACGTAAAGTTCAATATGGTTATTTGCTCGACAAATGGACAATTTGCATTTATGGATATTGTTACAGTGTCTATTGCTGCAATTGTAATGAATACCTCATTTACAGAATTGCTAATCTTTTGAATAAGCAATGAACCTGATTCGTCAGTTACTCCCGATGTTACAGGTACATTATTGTACACAGCAGTAACGGTAAACTCTGCAGTGGATAGGTCATCTACCTCATATACGATGTTACTTTCACCAACAACAACACCAAGGTCTACGCAATATGTAACGGTGTCTCCTGCTGAGATGGTAAAGGTCTGACCAATTCCACAAGCCAAACACTCCTGAGGCTGAGGTAATTCAATATTGTTTGAATTTAGAACATATTCGTTCATATATGGGTCAAAACCACCAAGCTTCTGAGTATTGAAAGAATCAATAAAGTCATCCCTAAACCAAGTCCTCATACCTTGTTCTGATACTACACGTAATTGGTCGCTGCTATATGAGTTACCCCTCAATTGGATTACAACACCACGTTTTACATCTGTAAAGTACCTGTCATATCCCCACTGAACATAACTCTCAGGATTGAAACTGATACCATACTTCTCAACACGGGCAATCTGAGTACCCAATACTTCGGGAACTGAGGTAATAGCACCACCTGCAGCAGCATCAGAAAGCAAGTTCTTACCGGCCAAGACGTATGAAATCTTATCCTCTTGAAGCGTAAGAACATCAGTCTCCCTTCCGTCCAACTTGTAGATTGGTCCAAATGAAACCTCTAAATACTTATAGTTGAGCAACCCAAGGTTGAACTCGTTAAGTTTATTTACGTTTGACTCAAAGTTGTAGACACCACTATAGGTAATATCCGCAAATCTATGAGCACGCTTATAGTCTTGAGCAGATACCGATGTCACCTTGTTGCCAAGATTAAAGGTCTTGCCTACAATTGAATCAAGAATCTTGTAGCTTTCTGCGCCGTTTCCAAAACAGAAACAGTTGAAGAACCCTGTATCAATGACTGCAGCCTGAGATGTTGTTTGGTTTTGAACGTTTCCTTGATGGAATCCATTCACTATAGGAAGGGATAATTCATTCTCAAAGAATACATCAGGCAATGCATCGCTTGGTTCAGTCTCAAATATCAAAGTCTTCTCAGTCCTAAACACCTCAATGTTTGCAATGATTGTAGACCTACGCTTTTCTCTTGACAGAACCCCACCACAACGAACAGTACCGCTCATTATGAGCAGCAATTGGTTGGTTACAGGGTCGCGATAGAACCTGTAGTAGTTTGTGCACAGGTCAGTTGGTATATCGTTTGGACTAGAAGCTAGTGTATCTATGTAAGTATTCTCTATATCACACTCGTTTCCTCCTACTTGAGATATACCATCATCAAGTACTTGAGCAACATTATCACCATCCCACCAATCTTTCATGTTATTGTAGTTGGCAGATGATATTAGATTTTTTTCTAATGTGTATATCCTTTTTTCGCAAGCACCATTACCACTACCAACACCAAGTCTTTGGAACTTAAAGTCTATCTTTATTCTACTTCCCGCAGGTACAGTGTAGTCTACATAAGCAGATGATACGCTGTCATATCTGTTCATTGGGTAGTTGAGAATAGGATATTCTCCTGCATCATTTTGGTCTACCTGTACAGTTCCCGGTGCTATTAACGAAAGTTCGTCCTGAACAACTGCGAAGTTATTAGGATTTATTTTCATATAAACCCCCGATGGGATAGGTATGTTTACGCTTGGGTCAAGTTCGCTTGGTATCTCAATAAACCCTTCTTGCTTAGCTTCTTTCTCAAGAACAGTTGCATAGACGCAAGTGTTTGTTGGTCCGTTAGTATCTGCCTTTACGATAAGCCTATCACCTTGCTCTATCTTTCTAGCGTTCTCTCCTTCTAACAAGAAATATGCAGCATTTGACAATGGGTCTAGGAAGAATATGCTACTGTATATGGTCTCATAATTCTCCTCGTCAGGCTTGATAACAAACTTATACCTAGTCGCCCAATAGGGAGGAACTTGAGTTGTTGGTATTGTTACCTGAATGGAGTTCTTGGTGTCAGAAGCTGAGCATGGAACATGAACAGTATTGTTTGGACTAACCAATGCAGTAGATGAACGATTGAACTCATCCATATACACAATACCAATCTCATACCCCCTGTTACTATGAAGACTCCTTGGAGAGTTTATTTTCTGATAAAACGACTCAACAAACGCTACTTCATAGTACTCATACACGCTAAATGTAGGAGTAGTGGTATTGTTCACATACCTCATTGTAGGAAACTGAAACCCGATTGATTGGCTAGCAGGTGATGTGATAATACCAATAGGCTGACTTGCAGCGCTTATACCACTTTGGAACTTAGTAAGCGCATCCAAGTTGTTTGGAAGCGTACAGTTAAATAGGTCTGTGAATGTAGTACCATTGCAAGAGTTTGCTACGGTCTGTATATTGGCAGCAGTTCCAACTGCCTCCTGAAACTCTATGCTTGTAGCCAATGCATATACAGAAGAATAAGAAACGCTTAATGTGAAAGAGAAAGTAAGGTTAATATTTTGAGATTGCTCTGTGGGGAAAGGAGTATCTCCTGCGAATTCAGCATGAGACAATCTCAGTTCAAGGGTTATTGATGAACCTGCTATTAGCTCAAGTCCATCAAGATTTACGTAAACAACTGAATTGTTAATTGTCTGAGCTCCCCCAAAAGTATAGTTACCTGTACCTGTACTATTAGGAACTTCTGTAGAATCAACCGACTCAGATATTAAATTTGTTTGATATTCGAACTTAACAGGTTGTCCGTTCTCATCCAACATGTTATAACCTTCAACATAGTTTCCGTACATAAGACGGTTGCCCATTATTGTCTGAGCTTTTGCAAGCAATGGTACGTTGTCGTATAGCCTAAGCAGTTCTGATGATGGGAGAACAGTAAATATCTTACTGTTGGTAAAAGTATATGTGTAGTTTGTATTGTCTGACAAACCAAGGATAGCCTTATCAAGCTTCTCTATTACCTTGATTACATTGCTTTGCGCCTCCTTAAAAAGCAAATCAATACCAACAACAAGTGGACCTCCTGAGTTGTATGTTACAACAGCAGTATTGTTTAGGTTAACCATTCCTTCATTGAGAAAGCTGTTAACGCTAAATTGGAAAGGTCTTGGTTGGAATGCAGGAGCAGAGAATTGAGATATTGCAGAATACTCTCCGTCTTGATACCTATACCGATATGCAAAACAGATAAACCTGCTTTCCATAAAGTTGTCCTGCTGACCTGTAGTAATTGGCTGAACGCTAGGAGAAGTTACCGGTGGTCTTTTTATTACAAGTAATGACTCGGAACTAAATTGGTCTATGTTCAATACAGGGTCAGGGTAGTTCTTTTTTCTATTAAAGAATCTAGGAGGGTTGTAGTTGTCTGTAAAGAATATCAGATTGTCAATAATATCTATACCCGTAATTAAATACTGAGGATTAAAATTCAAAGTGGTATTGAGACCACCTCCATCATCAATACTAACAATGTGATAAGTTAAAATTCCGGTGTATACATTAAATGATACAATCATGTCTAGCTTTCCTGTATCTCCTACAGGGAATGCTGAGTCATGAATAAACCAATACAAGGTTTCATTTGCACTATCGTCAATTGCTCCTATGCATTTGGCAGAAGAACTAAGTGGGGTTCCGTCAATATACTTGAGCGTTGTCAGCTTTGTATTGCCCTTGGTATTCTCCAAAACACCAATCTCAGACTGCTCGGTAGAACCCATACGGATATTGAGTGCATCTATGTACTCTCCGTTTGGAACAAGGCGTTCATCTACAACCTTGTTCATCCTACCCGCTATGAAGTTCCTTGTAATATTTGCCATATTATTTCAACCACTTGTCCATACCACGCAGATTCATAAGAAGTCTACCCGGATGAATGTTACTAATTCTGATTTTCGCATTACGCAACAAAGCGCTTTTCTCTTTACGAGCACGATTTACTATATACTCTTGAACCCCAAGTTTTGAGTTTAGGATTTCATATTGAATATAAGCATAAATGTACTTCTCAAATAATTTATTGACACTAACGCTAGCATCATTACCTCCCTCCATACCATCAGATATGTACTCAAGAATTACAGACTGACCGTACATGTCAGAGTTGAAGTTTATAACACCCGTTCTTTTATCAATAGCAAATGTAGGATTGAAGTTTGCTGTCTCAGTATTAAGACCATAACGGTCGCCAATGCTATAATCAAAGTACCAAGTACCGTCAACATTCCAACCATACCTACCATTGTAAGGTCCGGGGTTCAAATAGATACTTCTTTTTATTCCTTCCAAACGCTGCAAGTCAATCTCGGAAAACTCAGGAGAAAGAGCATTGCCGTTTTGGTCAAATAATATCTTTCCTGTTTGGTCCTGCAAGTAAGCAAGAGAGGACAGTACTTGAATGTTTTCAGTAAGTGGTCTAAGATAACCATCCTTATACAAGTTTACTCTCACCCAATTCACATAGTCAGATGGGAGAATATACCTAAGACCGTCATCAACAGTCAACTCTAATACTTTTATTTGCTTAAATGCATCATAGTTCAACTCCTGTATGGCACGCTTTGCATGAAACAGAATCTTATAACGCTCTTCATTGTTTACTAGAGAATGGTTTCCTGAGTACATCAACAAGAAGTTGTTGACTACATCATACAGGCTTACGTATTGGTAAGACCCCCAATTGGCATCCTTAGGTTGGTTGCCACCATTTTCATAATATTGATATTGAGATATGTATGCCATGATTATACAGATTGTTTTTGTTCTTCAGCTCCGCCAAATTGAACAGCAGCTATTTCCCTTATAGACATTCCTGCGTATTGAAGTATCTTGCTAACAAGTTTATACTCGTCCTCTACAGGAACCTCAAAATCTTGATAGTCGGGTTGTGATTGGTCAAACACGGGTTCTCCATTTGCAAGTGTAATATATGTCCACTTCGGGTCTTTAGGATACCTAAAGTATTGAGCATCTACTTCGTTAGGCAGATTGATAGATGTAGGGTATACGGTCATTACTGCTCCCTCTTGGGTATATGCAGGATAAGTTTCTGTAGGAGTCGTAAGCAACGAGTTGACCAACATGGTAATTTTACTATGAGTAACCTTTTCAGCTTCTCCTTTGAATACCCTTTGTGCCCCTGAACCATCATAGCACAATACTTTATTTATTAAAAAATAATCATATCCTGTTGTAGTTAAAGACGGAAGATAGAATCTATTTGAAGCGGGAGCTACTTGAGTCAGCGTAGACGTTTGAGAAAAAAGTTCCATAGCCTCTTCAATAGGCTTCCTAATATCTGCATAATCCGAACCTGCAGTTCGTGTATTTTGCATATTAGTTATCTTATTATACTCAGAAAAGTACTCCTCAAATACTTCTAGCTGAGATTGCTTTGAGTATAAGTTAAAATCTGAAGGTGATATATATCCGTAATTGTTCTTATTTAGGATAGACAATACGGTGTTTCTTACAGAATTTATCATTGTATTCTTTTTACAAATATAAACAAAAAAAAGAGGGTATAGAAATACCCTCCGTAACCAAACACTATGAATACACTAAACTATGCCAAGTAGTTCTCAAGCATCTTAAGCGCATCAATACCTTCGTCAGTTTTTAGGAACTCAGCAACCGTAAAGTATGGGTCTTGACCATACGGCACTGTCAGCATTTTCTTCTTGTTAGAGGTAGAATTGAACCAAACCTCCTTATGCCCGTTCCTAAATGTCAATAATTTATTCTCAAAAAATATGTGCACATTGGATTGAAGCTGCAACATTGGGTCTGAAATTACGTTCAGGAATCCTCTTGGGTCCCTTTTGGCATAAATCAGAACATCTCTTTTCAACTCAGCAGTGGTAAACCTTGATGGGTCTTTTCCGAACAATACCCTTGATACAGTCTCTAGCTGTTCTATTGACAGCTGACGAGCTTGAATCAGAGCATCTACCTCAAAGTTCAATACCTCTACCTCTTTTGCAGCGTCTTTCTCGTTGTCTACCTCAACGAATGTCCTTCCGTTTAGCGGGTGGTAATGCAAAAACTCCTGCAGTACAGGGTTGTTTTTGGGAACACTTAGGAATCCGTTCTCAAAAATAATAGGCTCTACGATAGCGTTTCCATCCTGTTCGTCCTCGAAAGGAGTCTTTTGATTGATGGCATACCTCAGAGGTCTATTAACATTATTTTCTTCATCAAACCAAAGAAGAGGGAATCTCCTTGTGTTTCTTGATGGTATAGTGTATGATAGTGGAGCAGAATCTCCCTTAAGCTTATAAATCCTGTCAGCAGGAACCAACTTACTTTTCATTAGATATAATTTAATTAAATTTTAAAATAAGGGGGAGTGTCTTTGAAGACACCCCACCCTTTATTGTTTTTCTTCGGACTATGAACCGTAGCGGAACAACACGAAGTTGTTAGCACCAAGGGTACAAACGCAACGCTCAGAGAGGAAGTTGACTTCCATTGCATCGAGGTCGCTTGTTTGAGCACCACCGGCAGAACCTGTAATCCAAGTCTTATACCTACGGTCTTCAGTTTCAGAAGCACGGTAACGAACATGGAGGAAAGGACGCTTAGCGTTCTTGCCAAGGATTTGGTCGTACACGGT